GACATGCAGCAGTACCTGCGGAATGCCGCGGCGCTCCTTGGCGAGGCAGGAAGGGAGATATTCCCGAAGCAGGCAGAGATCCTCGTGGACCGCGGGGACACGGGGAACTTCCTGAATCTCCCCTACTTCGCAGGGGAAAACAGTACGCGCTATGCCTTCAATCAGGACGGAACAGCGGCCACAATGGAGGAGTTCTACCGCCTGTACGAAGCAAACGCGCAGGAGGCCCCGCTATCCTTCCCGGAGGCTCCGAAGAAGGCCGATCAGCCATTGCTCGACGGGCCTCCGTGCCTGCAGTCACTTTGTACCCAAGGCTTTCCTGAGGGGTCGCGCAACAATGGGCTCTTCAATATGGGGATATACCTAAAAAAGGTGTCACCGGCAGGGTTCGGGGATCTCCTTGCAGAGGCCAATTTCAAGTACGTGTCTCCGCCCCTCCCCAATAACGAGGTTCAGCTGATCATCAAGCAGTTGGAGAAGAAGGACTACCGGTACAAGTGCAAGGACATGCCGTTGAATGGCTTCTGTAACAGTGGGCTGTGCCGGACGCGGAAGCATGGCGTAGGGGCCACCGGCCCCGATGCTCCAACCATCGCATCACTGTCCAAATACGCCAGCGAGCCCCCACTGTGGTTCCTTGACATCAATGGACACCGGATCGAGCTCGAGACCGACAGCCTGTACACACAGGCTCTGTTTCAGAAGTCCTGCCTAGAGCGGCTGAATATCCTGCCCCCGACATTGCGTAAGCAGGACTGGGAGGGGATGCTGAATGCGCTCCTTAAAGAGATGGTCGAAACTGAGCAGATTGCCGAGGCCAGCGAGGACACGAGTGTCACTGGGCGCTTCAACGACCTGCTGGAAGAGTTTACGACGCACATGCAGTCCGCCATCGACAAGGACGAGCTCTTGATGGGCCGCCCGTGGACCGCGGACGACGAAGCGCGGACATACTTCCGGATGAAGGACCTCGAGGGCCACCTAAAACGCAATGAATTCAAAAGCTTAACTGCGCCCAAGATCGCGCAGAGAATCCGGGATATCGGAGGGGAACCGATCAGCATGTTCCTTAAAGGGCGCACCGTCCGGTGCTGGAGGATCCCCTCCTTCGAGCGGCAAGGATCGCCGTTCGAGACCCCCACTACACGTCACAGGAGTCCATTTTGATGCGAATAGACGGGCATGACAATGCCATTATTGGACGCGGGGATGTATGGGGCTCTGACGGAACGCGGCCCTCGCGCCTCGTATATGACGGGCTTACCATCGTCGCCGACCTTATGGATCAAGGCATGACGGAGGAAGAGGCGGTGGAGTACATCGAATACAACATCATCGGGGCATACGTAGGCCCGACCACCCCTGTCGTCATCTGGCCGGTGTGGGATGACGGGGAGTACGACTAGAAATGATCCGTGCGACTGCTGACCAAGAAGGGAAAATTGGGCCGGAGATACATAAAATCTTCGGCCCCCCATGACTAGGTACGGGAAAAACGACCTACCTATTGAACCTCGTCGAAGAGACGCTGGAGCAGCGCGTGCCCTCGAAGGAGATCGGATACTTCAGCTTCACCCGCAAGGCCAGTCACGAGGCCCGCGACAGAGCGGTGCTGAAATTCCCTCTCCTGAACGAGAAGACCGACTTCCCCTACTTCCAGACCCTGCATAGCCTCGCCTTCCACGCGTTGCCCATCAAGATGGATAACGTCATGTCTCCTGCACGGCTGCAAGAGTTCGCTAAAGAGGCAGGGCTCGAGATCAGCGTGTCGGCAGAGGAGGGCACGACGTTCGGTTCTGGGGACAATCCTGTCTTGAATGAGATCAATCTGGCGCGGATCCGGGGGGTAGACCTTCGCAAGCACTATGACCAGTCCCATATCGAGATCGAGTGGCACCAGTTTGAGTATGTCGAGAGGGCATACAGGCACTACAAGGAGTCGCACCAACTTGTCGACTTTACCGACATGTTGGAGAGGGTGGTGACCATGCCCGATCTGCTTCCGGAACTGGACACCGTGATCATCGATGAGGCGCAGGACCTGTCCCGACTGCAGTGGAAGCTGGTGGAGGTCCTCGCGAGTCGCTGCAAGCATATGCATATTGCCGGGGATGATGATCAGTGTATCTTTACGTGGGCCGGGGCGGATGTAGACAGCCTATTGGCCCTCGAGGGACGCGTCACGATTCTGGACAAAAGCTACCGCGTCCCTGCCCGGGTGCATACACTGGCCAATGCCGTCGTGAAGCGCATCCGCAATCGGCAGGAGAAGTACTGGGAGCCGCGAGACTTTGAGGGGCACATCGCCACTTACAATCGCGTGGACGATGTCCCACTGGACGAGGGGCAGTGGCTCTTCCTCGCCAGCACAAACTACTTGCTCGACCCCGTTCATGAATGGCTCAGGAGTCTCGGGGTGTGGTTCGAACGCAGCGGCAATCCCTCGATGCCCCCACAGATCATCCAGTCGGTCATTGACTGGGAGAAGTTGCGGAGGGGGGCTGCCGTACCGTGCGACAGTGTCCGCAATCTGTACAGGTATCTCGGGCCACAGTACGTGGCCCGAGGACACAAGATGTTCAAGGAAGGGGATCCAGAGCGAATGTACTCGCTGAAGGACCTCAAAGAGCATCATGGCCTGCAGGAAGAGTCCCCCATCTGGCATGAGGCCCTAGAGAAGATCGGCGATAATCGCCGGAACTACCTCATATCGATCCTGAGGCGCGGGGCGAAGTTGTCCGTGAAGCCTCGGATCCGGTTATCCACCATCCACGGGGCGAAGGGAGGCGAAGCTGACAATGTGGTCGTCATGATGGACCTCTCCCCCAAGTCGACAAAAGAGTATGCCCATAATGCGGATGCGATGTTCCGACTATTCTATGTGGCCATCACCCGTACCCGACAAACACTGCACCTTGTGCTTCCACGACACGCCGAAAGAGGATTTATTCTGTGAGAACCATGCCGTTGTTCAAACTCGAATCGGAATGGGTGGCCCCCGATTCCTTCCCCAACCTCTCGACCGCCGAAGAGATTGCCATTGACCTAGAAACGTGCGACCCGGACCTCGAGTCCGGTGGACCGGGCTGGGCGCGGCGCAATGGGTTTATTGCCGGGTATGCGGTCGCCGTAGATGGGTGGCGCGGCTACTTCCCGGTGGCCCATCAGGGCGGCGGAAACCTCGACAAACGGCTCGTGGAGCGATGGATCAGGGACGTTCTTCTGCTCCCTGCGGACAAGATCTTCCACAACGCCTCGTATGACGTGGGCTGGTTGCGTTCCTACGGGTTCGAGATAAAGGGCCGCGTCCTAGACACAATGCTCGCGGCTCCCATACTCGACGAGAACCGTTTCAGCTACTCGTTGAACAGCCTAGGCTTTGACTACCTGCAGGAGACGAAGTCTGAGCAGGGGCTGAGGCAGGCCGCCGCCGAGTTCGGCGTACATCCCAAGAAGGATATGTGGAAGCTCCCCGCCATGTTCGTAGGTAACTATGCCGAGCAGGATGCCGCTCTTACCCTCAAGCTCTGGCAGCACTTCAAGACCCTGCTTCGGCGCGACGAGGTGGAGAGTATCTTTGACCTCGAAACGCGGCTCCAACCGGCCCTCATCGACATGACCCTGCGGGGGGTTAGGTTCGACAGGGCACGCTGTGAGGAGGCCATCGACCGGCTACAAAAGAGGGAGAAGGACCTGCTGAGGACCATAAAGAGCCTCGCGGGAAAGAGTGTCGATATCTGGGCCGCGGCGAGTATCGCCGAGGCGTTTGACGCACTTGGCATACCGTATGGCAAAACAGACACCGGACAGCCCAGCTTCACGAAGGGCTTCCTCGAGCTTTGCCCTCATGAAATCGGAGCTATGCTTCTCGAGGCGCGGGAAGTGAACAAGACGCATAGCACCTTCCTGCTCCCCTACTTGGACTTTAGTGCTCAGACAGGACGTGTCCATCCCCATGTCAACCAACTGCGCTCCGACGAAGGGGGCACGGTCACTGGGCGACTGTCCATGTACTCCCCCAATCTCCAGCAGGTACCTGCTCGGCACGCGACCATCGGCCCGATGGTCCGCGGCCTGTTCCTCCCGGAGGAGGGACAGCTCTGGGCCTCTAACGACTTCTCGTCCCAAGAACCGCGGCTCTTGGTCCACTATGCCGCGCTCCTCGGCCTACCCGGGGCCGACAGCATGGTCAGCGCCTATCACAGGGACAGTAATACCGACTTCCACCAGATGGTGGCGGATATGGCAGGGATCTCGCGTAAGGAGGCCAAGACCATCGGCCTCGGCCTGATGTACGGGATGGGCAAAGGCAAACTGGCGCAATCACTGGGCCTCAGTACAGACGAGGCAGGCGACCTCATCACAAGCTTCCACACAAATGTCCCCTTCCTCAAGGGAACGGTGCTCGCGGTCCAGCGCCGTATCGACCATCCGGGATCCGGTGGCGCAATACGCACATTGCTGGGCAGGAAATGCCGGTTCCCGCTATGGGAGCCCATGGAATGGGGCGTGAACAAGGCACTCCCGCACGATCAGGCATCCTTGAAGTACGGACCGCGGATCAAGCGCGCCGGGACATACAAGGGGCTGAACAAGCTGATTCAGGGAAGTGCCGCCGATCAGACCAAAATGGCGATGGTCGCCATGCATGAGGCAGGACAGCAACTGCTGTTGCAGGTGCATGATGAGATTGTTCTTAGCGTGGGCAACCGAGAAGAGGCAGTCCACGCCGCACGGATCATGGAAAACTGCGTCTCCCTACAGGTGCCCAGTCGCGTGGACACCGAAGTAGGGGACAGCTGGGGACAGGCTACATAGCCTCCAGCTCACTTCCCTCGAGTACCTCAACAAGTTTGGAGAGGTAATGCGCGGCCTTTCGTATCTCTTGTACTGGGCTGTCCTTACTTCCCATACGCATTAGGTACTTCAGGGCATTGCCCCTGTGAAAGCCTATTTGCTGGTCGATAGGCCATGACCCTATCACGGCCCATGGCTCTATCGCCATCTCTATGTAGTGGTCCCCTCCGACCTGCATGCTGTCCGCATCAGGTTGCTCGTGTTGCTCGTGTTGCCACTGCGGCTTCTGTATCTTTAGCGGGCGCATCATGTCTCCTTGGTGGTTATGGCGCGGACACGTGTCCGACCTAAAATAACAGCGTACTTATTAACTCTCACGCCGTTCTTCCGGCGTGAACGGGCAAGGATCACTGCCTGATTGCGATCAGCATACCTTCGCCGTGCATCCTCACGGGCCGACTTGGTGGGAGGAGGCTTATCACGCCCAGCCCCTAGGGCCCATACATGGGCCCACCGACCACGGACACGAAGGTTGCGCCTGTAATCCACTACGTGCATGGCAACCCGTGACCGAAGGCGCTCGAAGGAGTCATATAGATCCCCCTTGCCAAGATAGGTCGCGACATCCGACAAGGTGCACGGACCGAGGACCGCCATCGTGGAGAGGATCGCTTCCTGTGTGGGAGATGTGTATATCCTAGGCATGGTCCCCCTCTAGACAGCAGTCGATGC